TCAATGTCAACCGTGATTTTGGCAAATGTTTTGTCATCGATGAACTTGGTAGGGTTTGATATGACCTGGCTTAGTGTTAATGACCTATACTTTGGCGCGCCGGGCCAAGACTTGAACTCAGGATCTTGCCCAGGCTTCCAGAACATCATGCCTCGTTCGTCGTCCCAGGCATCCGAAAAGTTATGCGGAAATGCGTTGCCAATATACCAAATTTTGCCACTGTTTTGTCGTTTATGGAAATGTCCTGAAAATACCTGTTTTTGATGCACAAAATGGGTGGCATTGAGCAATCCGTGGTCTGGCATCTCAACCATGGCATTCATTTTAAATTTTGGTAATTCAAAATGACCAAACATGTATGGAGCCTTTAGTTTCGGTACACGTTTCCAGTCATCTGCAACCAACCATGGAACAAACGCAACATCACCAATCTCCTGCATGGTGTCTATTGTTATGATTTTTGGAAATTGCGTAATGTAAGGAAGGCTGTGTATCTCGTATTTGTCCCGATAAAACAAATCATGATTACCAAGAAGGAATATCGTGTGATCAAAGTAGTCATTGAGCAGTTTTAAACCGCTCACCGAATAGTTTAAAGTGGAAATATTGATGGATGATCTAACATGATGGAAATCGCCCGCAAAAATACATGTTTTGATGTTGCGCTCTTCAGCCTGCTCTATCATCCATTTAATAAATGCTTCACAAGAGTCGTTGTGGTCCCTGCTGTTATTACGCATCCCATAGTGCAAGTCGGTAAAAACAGCAACGTGCGAAAAGTCTGGATCTAGAGCCATAGGTTATCCTTGAAATTGCTATAGATGTAGTTTAGTGCATAGCATTCATCGGTAACAATATTGTTAGCCTACTATCCGCTGACAGTGTATTATTGGTTACTGGTCTTTCTTCTGTGCAAGTTCGTTGTCAACCATTCTTGTCCAGCTAGGAGACGCCCCATTCATTATAAGTATATCGTCACGGATGTTTTGATTTTTCTTTTCAACGTTGAGTATACGCATGAAGCTATTTGTAATCGTTTGCGTATAATATGCAAAAGGATTTGGACTGTCGCTACGGCTTTCGTCAAATTGCAATCCTACTTGGCTGAGCTGTAACAATGCCTGGCTTTTCATTTCGTCTATGTAGGTATAACCTCGCCAGTTGCCTCTATGCCCGTATCTATCAACCAATTTCATGAACATCAACGCAAGATTGTTGGTCATCTTGCCATGGTCCTTGGAAAAATGACCATTCTCCAATCCACCTTTCCAATGGCTTTTCAGCACACACATTAACTTGCCATCCTGCATGATGAAATGCTGGTAAGGTGGAAAATTGCAGCGAACATGCCGTTCAACCTCAGTTTTTGCTTTATCACCTTTTTCTAGATTAGGAGGAATATGATCAAAGGTCATGACACGGATCACAATGCTTTCTACTGGGATATCATCAATGGTCAGCTTGCTTTTAAAATCCTTCAATCCTTTATTACTGATTTCTTTTTTCTCAATGGCTTGCAATTCGGCAAGTTTCTTTTTTCTGGCCTCATCTATGCGTTTTGCAGTGACCAATGATATGTTTGATACGATGAAATCATAACGCATGTGTGCAGGATCTACATATGAACAATATGTTGATTTACTAAGATGTATTTCTTCAAGCAGATCTTTATTTGTAAGATATTTTATTTTATTTGGAGGCGAGATGGCCATGCTGATCCTTTATGGAGAAATAATATTTTGTTAGTTTAACATTCTTTTTGGTAAAACGTCAAAAAGGACAAAGCGCGGAATACCTGGGTAATTGCCGCCATAAATATTTAGTACTACACAATCGAAAGCACATGTAATAATGAGCGGCTCAACCTCAACCACGACGATCATAAGCGGACTTACAGCAGCACAACAAGCCCAACTTGCAGCACAAGGGATTGGTCCTATACCTCCCGGTGGTACACCGACCGCACCACCAGCCGGGGGAACACCTGTGTTAGGTAATGCTGCATCAGCTACCACGGCTATTGCTCCTGGAGGCTCAAACACCCAAGGTGGCAATCTAAACGGAGCGACTCCGGTTGCAAATGCACTAGGATGGTCGTACAACGGCACATCTACTTCTCAAAGCGCCGGCGGACTACCAGCACCCGCACCTGCTCAGCAAAATCTTATTGATGCTGCCGGCCGCCGGGTTCGTCTACGTCCAAAACCAGGGGCCATGGGACAAATTCTAGGATCATCTGGATTAATGAGCCCACTAAATGGAACCAACGGGATGGTGTTTCCCTATCAACCTACCGTAACATGGTCACAGGATGTTACCTACACCCAAATGGAAATCGTTCATGCTAACCAGGATTTCTATTCCTACAGCAAAACACCTGCTCTTAAATTAACGGTTGATGGCGACTTCACCGTGCAAAATCAAACCGAAGGATTGTATTCTTTGGCATGCATACAGTTTTTGAGAACCGTAACCAAGATGTGGTTTGGAGGCAACACAACTGCTTCGCAAAATTTGGCCGGAACTCCTCCTCCGGTTTTGCTGTTTGATGCATACGGACAATTAATGTTTAATGCATTGCCAGTCATTGTAACACAGTTTGCCGTAACCCTGCCAAAAGATGTTGATTATGTTCCAGTTCAAACTGGTCTATCCGCAGATGGAACCGGCAATGGCTCTCCGCAACCACTTAATACTGCGTCAGCTGCCAATGTATTCAACAATATGCTGAGCCCAACCGCGGCTGCAGGGAGCGGTACGCAGCCTGTCCAAGGATTTGCTTGGCTGCCTTCGGTGTTTAGCATCTCGGTGCAACTCACTGTACAAAATACACCAAACAGGTTACGTGCGTTTGATCTTGATCAATTCCGAACGGGACAACTGTTAACACAAGGTTCGTGGATATGACACAATCATACTATAAAGGTACAAGTCCTTATTACACAACGCCGCAAATCTATGATTTCTTGCCGTATCTGGATTTTTGGAACGCCACACCGGTCGTTCCATCACCAAATGATGTTCTTTATCAGATTCCTGCTACATATCAGCATCGACCAGATTTGCTCAGCTTTGATGTATATGGCACTACCGGATATTGGTGGGTGTTTGCGGTACGCAATCCGGATACAATTAAAGATCCTATATATGATCTGGTAGTTGGAATCAACATTTACCTGCCTGCCAAAGCGGGCCTACCAAACGCAGGATCATAATATACATGGCAACTTGTAGTCCTACACCCATAATTCCAGGTCAAGGCGGTGCGGCCGGCCAGGCACAAAACGGGCTGCCTGCAGCTCCGCAACCTGATAATGCTGTGGCAACACAATCAATGCCCGTTGCCACCCAAAATCAATCAAATGCGGTGCAGTCGTTTAACCAACTTGGTAATAGAAACACAACAGCATCCAGCCCCCTGTATAGTTATACATTGCAGCCAGGTGTGCAAAACACGCAGTTTAACTTCGTGCCTAACGTGCTAAATCAATATGCAAACTATACCTATCATATACGCTGGAGCATGGTGTCAGATGATCAGTCTAGGATGGTACAATCATCAGGATCATCAATCTATTACAGCATGCCAAAAATAATAATTGCCGAAAGTGGTGCAACTGCCCTTTATAACATAACTGAACTAACGATTGAATCGTTACCTCCTGGTAATCCAAAAACACCCAGCACCGAGGACACCAAGGCGTTCATGACCGTGGTTGAACCATATGGTATAACCTTAATGGACAACATCTACAGTGCCTCCCAAGGGTTGGGAATCAAAAATTATTGGACAAATAACTCATATTTCCTTGAAGTTTGGTTTACGGGTTACAACGAGGACGGATCTATTGCTACAACGACCATGGAAAAAAACCTGTATAAGTTATGGCAATTACAGATGCTGAACATGGAATCTGATACGACCGAAGCCGGTACCACCTATCGATTTAAAATGACACCAAGCGAAATGTATGCCCACGCCGACCATGTTGGCATTGTTTCAAATGCAATCAATATCGGTCCGGTTACGACGGTAGGCGCTTTTTTTGATCAGCTTTCCAATGTCTTAACGGCACAAAACGCAAATTTATACAATGACAAAAAACCAAGGATAAGCTATGTAATCAACACGCCAAATTGGATGAGAAACTGGCAATTCAGCCAAGCTCCTACCACCAGCCAACGCAACAGTGATATATCCGTATCAAGCGGTAGCGTGAACAGGCCAACCATAAGCGTTGGAAGAGGAATGGATCTTACAACGGTTCTTAATTTCGTAAT